CGTTGACGGGAACGTTGCAAAAGTTCATGCAAGTGTTGATTGCGAACGCGAACCGTGTCTTTCCTGGGAAATGGTCACTTGGTGCATGTCCGGAAACTGAATACAAGACAATCGGCTTTGACGGCGAAAATTGCCTTGCAGTCTTGCAGACCCTTTGCAACGAGTTTTCGAACGATGGAAAAAACGAATACGTTGAATTTGAAATCATCACGTCAAACGGCGTGAACACCATCAACATGAAAAAGGTCGGAACGGTCTTGCCGTACACGTTTAAGTTCGGACGCGGCGGCGGTCTGTATGAACTTACGCGCCAAAATGTCACATCATCCGACATTGTGACAAGATTGAACGTGTTCGGTTCGTCTGAAAATATTTCGTTCCGCTATCGTGCAAAACGTCTTTGCCTACCAGGAAAGAGCAAGATGCAGTCTTATATCCAGGATGACAACGCCGTTGCAATGTATGGAATCATCGAGGGGCAAAAGGTGTTCGAAGCAATCAAACCGCATTATGACGGGCAAATCACTTCCATTGATTCCGGGAACATCTTGAAGTTCACGGACACGGCGTTTCCTTTCGACTTGAACGAAAAGTCCGGCGAAGAATATTTGTACCTTATCCCGAACGAATCACCAAAGATTCATTTCAACACGGGCAATCTTGCCGGATATGAATTTGAAGTCAAGGAGTACAACCATTCAACGCATACGTTCATCTTGAAGTCGTTCCAGGATGACCGGGGTGATGTGTTCCCGAATGCTTCATCATCGGCGTTTCAGTTCGCCCAGGGTGACAAATACAAGATTCTTGGCGTAATATATCCGGATTCGTTGACAAGCGCGGCGGAACTTGAACTTCAAGAAGCGGCGGAAACCTATTATCCGCAAATATCGCAACCAAGGGTTCAATATTCTTTGAGCATCGAAAAGAATTGCTTGAAAAAGATTGTCGGCGGTTCTGATACCGTCATCGTGAACGCGTTTGTCCCTGGTGATTATATCCACATCGTTGACCCGGACATCGGCGTTGACAAGGATATTCGCATCAAGGGTTTCACCCGTGACGTTCTGAATCCGTACCAATATACGTTGACCATATCGGACACAACAAAGACAACGAGCGTTCAGACAACCATCTTGCAAGAATTGGGTGAAATTGACCGCATCATCAACATCAACAACCTAAAAGACCCGGCAAGGGCAAGGGCAAATTGGCGTACATCACGCCAGGTTCTTGACATGGTGTTCGATGCCGAGGGCGATTATTATTCAGAGAAAATAAAACCGCTTTCAATCGACACCCTAATGTTGTCGGTCGGCGCGAAGTCAATGCAATTCGGATTGGTGAACACCGTGTTCCAACCCAATTATTTAGGCAATTCCAACGTCATTCAATGGAAAGGCGGCGTTTTGACGCATTACACCATAAATGAGGAACACGCCGTTTCATGGGTGATTGCGGACGGTTCGTTGACATTCACAGATAGCAACGCGGCGTATTACGTTTACGCGAAATGTTCACGTTCGGCGCAAACCGGAACGTTCTTGTTCACGACACAACAAATCAAGGTCGAAGATGATGCCAATTATTATCATTTCTTGATTGGTGTCTTGTCAAGCGTTGACCCGGATATTCACGCCCGTTCAATGTCATTGACATACGGATTCACGACCATCAACGGACGTTTCATCAAGACCGGACGCGTTGAATCGGCGGACGGGTTGACATATTTTGACCTGGACAATGGCGAAATCGGCGGTCGAATAGTGTTCACCAGGAACGGCGATGAAAAGACCCTTGCAGAACTTGGCGAAGAATCATCCGAAACAAAGGACTTCATCAACAACACATTGCCCGGCATCCTGGATGATATTCAAGCGCAACTTGACGGTCAGATTGAACAATTCTTCGAAGCATACGACCCAACGTTGGACAACGCCCCGGCAAGCACATGGACAACAACCGCGTTGAAAGAAGCACACCTTGGTGATTTGTTCTATAATACGGACACGGGCGCGGTTTTCCGCTTTGTCAAGGAAAACAACGTATATAAGTGGCAACAACTATCAGATGCAGAGGTTGCACAAGCGTTGGCACTTGCGAACGATGCCTTGGCACTTGCCAGGACAAAACGCCGCATCTTCACGTCAACGCCGTACACGCCTTATGAAGTCGGCGACTTATGGGTTCAAGGTTCATCCGGCGACATCATGCGTTGCAAGACTTCAAGGGAAACGGGTGCATATACTTCAAGCGATTGGGAAAAGGCATCGAAGTACACCGACAACACGGCATTGACAACGTTCATAAATGGTGCATATTCTGACACCGTTGCCAATTTGACCAATCAGATTGACGGCAAGATTGAAACCTGGTTTCAGACATCCGACCCGGCGACCGACTGGACAACGGACGCAATCAAGGCAAAGCACGTTGGCGACATGTGGTTCAGTAATACAACGAATTTGTTGAAGCGATATTCTTCAAGTTACGAATGGGTTGAGATTCACGACCAAAAGGCGATTGACGCGTACACCAATGCAGCCGCCGCGAAAGATACGGCGGACGGAAAACGCCGCGTTTTCGTTGTGACACCATATCCGCCTTATGACATTGGCGACTTGTGGGTCAACGGGCAAGAATTGCGCCGTTGTGCAACCGCCAAGGCATCCGGACAATCATACAACGTGAATGATTGGGTTGTTGCGGTCAACTATGACAACACCAAGACAACCATTGACGGCGGAATTGTCACATCCGGAACAATCCAGGTTGCGGGCGACAACCAAAGCATCCTTGCGGGTATGACCGGAAACGGAACGACCGCCGAATCAATACGTTTTTGGGCGGGTGCATCGTTTGAAAACAGAGCAACCGCGCCTTATCGTGTCATGCAAGACGGTTCGGTCGTAATGACGAAAGCGACCGTTGAGGGCGTAATAAAAGCCATCACGGGTTCGATTGGTGGTTTTGCCATCAACCAGGGACGCATCGGCGGCGAAAATTCTTATTCAAGCGGTGAGGGGCTTTCGTTGACGAATGGCAATATCCGATTCCGCCGTGAAAGAAGCGGAACAAAGGTTCTTGCGGCGATGGGTGATTTGAATTGGATTGGATATGACAATTGCCTGGACATTGAATTGGTTGGTGACAACTATGTAATGGGAACGGCGGCGTTCATCAAGTGTGAAGCCGGGGACGGTTCGATGGAATATTGGTATCATCCAAAGGCACTTGATGTTCGCGGAAACATTTTCGGTGTAGGAAAGCAAGCGTTGTTTGAAAAAGGCTACATCGGCAGAGCATACACGGACATCATTCGTTCATATTTCCAACTTACGCACAAGTTCCATTTCACGGACAATCAAAGTTCTTTGCTTGGCATTGATTTGCCGACAAAATCAAGTGTTGATTCAGCCGTTTCGAATGCAAATGTCACTTTTGACATTGAAATTGTGTGTGACCGCGATATGCCGAACACAATCCGCGTCCGTTCAAGCACGGGTGCGCAAATCTACAACAATGATGGTGGTGCGCATTCATACATTGACATGGCAAAAGGCGACATTCTTGTCTTGCGCTATTATAATGGTGGTTACATGATAATACAACATCGAAATTGATATGGTGCAACAAATTCTATTGGCAAAATACACGCCAGGCGAACCGCTTGACTTGCGTTGCGTTGACACGCGGGCGGGCGAATATCTAACAGAGTTGAGAAATTCCGGGTTCATCGACTTTGTGGCAAGCGAACAACCAACGCCCGAACCGGGAAAGGTCGTTGTTGAAAGGCTTGAAATCGTTGACGGGATATTGGTTCAATCTTGGGAAATCCAGGATGAACCAACGCCCGCCGATGGTGAGTGAACGCGAAAGTTATGATTCAGTTATCAACAAGTGTGTATCACTATGACACAAAATCATTACTTTTGCATGTGTTAAATTTAAAAATGAATCGAATATGATTACAAGAAGCGGCGAAATGGTGTCCGCACAAGTCGGAATCATGGGAGTTGTCGGCGACATCACCCAGGGCGATTTCAGTCTTGCAGACGGGCAACCGTTCAACATCAAGAATGACGGTTCAACCCCGGTTGTGCTTGAAGTGCAACTTGCCGGGATGCCGGACGGCGAAACCATCACAACGAAGTTCGATTGTGGTTGGAATCCCGAAATCGTGAAATGTATCAAGGCAACATCGTTGTCAAGTCTTAACTTAAAATTTGGTTACTAAAATGGGACTTATCATTGGAATGGGCAACACAAAGCCCGAATTTGCTTATGATTTCTATTATGGAATCGAATGGGACACAACCGTGTCCAATCCCGTGCCAACGCGTATCGGAAAAGCGGAACTTCACGCGGAATTGCCCGTGCAGTCACTTATCCGCCGTTGTGTTCTGAAAACCGATGGAACGGTGAACTACTACTTGAACGCCAACGATTCAACGAAGCGCGACAACGGCGCGGCGGCAAACCTTTCCGGTGCAGACGGTCAAGTCATGGTCGAGTTGCCCGAATGTTATGCGCGTTTCGAAATGGACGGCACAAAACGCCGTGCATTGATTTCAACCCAGGAGTTGC